TCTGCTCTCCGCTTGAGTCAAAGGCTACTGTCGCAGACTCGCCAATAAAATCAAAATTCGTTCCGTTTTTCCTGAACACCTTGACTTTCACATTTGCGCCAGCGGTAGTTGTATAGAAAGTAACAGACTTAATGTACCCGCTCTTCCTAGCAACACGGTGCCCGGTAATGCATGTGAAGCTGCCGCTAACAGTCTGCGCAAGTGCAGTAGATGTGTCGTCGCCAAGGTAAGTTGGAGTCAGTTCGCTTTGGAGATAGCCGCCGGTTTCGTTGTACTCCGCGCCGGAAACTTCGATGGACAGAATGTCGTTGATATACCCGACGCCCATAAGCGACATGGTAGCCGGTGCAACTGTTCCGCCATCGTCTGAATTATTGTAGTAAAGAAGGTAGCCTTCATCCTTCCCAGTATCGTAAACGGTCTGCGACGTTGCGGCGGCGGCCCCTTGCCGGTTCACCCCCAGAATGTAGTCGCAATTCGGATCAAGGTCGAAATCAAATGCGTCGCATTTTACCGTTTGGTTCTCTCCGACAATGGTGTACGAGGCCGAACCATCGAACGTGAGTTGAACCGGAGTTTCCGCGAAGTCCCACGGGTTGCCGGTGGTTGCGGCTTTCCCGAAAAACGCGCTTGAGATAAGGCTTGAACACCCCGCGTTTTGACCGGAGCCGAACTTGATACGGACCTTGCCGCCAGACTGCGATATCTTCACGCCGGGGATGCGCTGGCGGGTGCAGTTCGTTGACCATCCAGCGGAGTAGTGGGAAGACACATACTCATACCACGCCACCCGCGTGTCGTTATCGCACGCCCAGGCCAGCCCGCCGTCGAACTCGCCCGATGAAGTCATGGCGTCTACGACGGCCTTGGCGATGGCGTCACGCTCGGCGTGGAGGTCGGGCGGACAGGGAAGCGGTCTAATATTCAAGGGGCCGCTCCTTTAAGTGTAGGAGGCCAGTTTGGCTACTTCGCCGATGACCGCGACCTTGACGTACTTGGCCGCCGTGATGGCGTTGGCCGTCAGGATCAGCTTCCAGCCGGGGGGCAGGGTCAGGTAGTTGTTTGCTTGCTGGTCGGTGCGCGCCCAGGGCAGGAGTGCCAGGACATCCTGTTCGCCGCCAGCTTCCATTTCTGCAAGCGCGACGCTCGGGCCGTCGTTCGTGCCGTCGTTCAGCTTGGCGGTCAGGATGATCGCGTTGCTGTCGTCGTTGCTGGCGTGGACGACGGTCAGCGTGGTCCCGAGGTCCGCGTCTGCGGTGTACGAATCTTCGAGCGCGCCGTTGGTCATGGACAGAATGTCGCCGATATCGGTTCCGCCAAAGGTCGGAGTGGTGTTCGCGTCAGCCATGATTTATCTCCCGTAATTCTGGTATAAAAAGATCGTGCTTCCAACGCCGCCGCCCTCGGTTGCGACTTGGCCCCAGGCCGGGACGCCCGCCGTAATAACAAGCCCCTGCCCTTCCGTTCCGGCGGCCAGCCTGACGGGCGCGCCGCTTGCGGTGAACACTATAATATCTCCAGCAGCCGTGCCGATGCTCTTGGCGATGTAGGCCGAGAGATCCACGCTCGTCTGGGTAATGACCCAGTTCGCGCCGACCGTCGCGTGATCCCCGCTCACCGTGTCATCCACGTAGCAGATGACCAGTTTCCCAGCCGTGACGTCCGGGCCGGATGCGCCGCCGATCTTGCCGCCGACCGTGACGACGTACATGTCGCCCGCGTTGGCCGCCGGGTAATTCGGGTTCGTCGAACAGTCGAGGCTGCCCTGAATCTGCACGATGTCGAGGGTGAGCAGCGCGGCCAGGGTGTCGTCTCTCGCCGTCTCCGCCGCCGTAGCCGCCGCGTCGGCCGCCGTTTCAGAATCCGCCGCGTTCGATTCGGAGGCCGCAGCCGCAGCCGCCGAGGCCGCTGCGTTCGTCTCGGATGTGGCGGTTGCTGTTTCGGAGGCCCCGGCCGCATCAGCCGCGTTCGTTGCGGTTTCAGAGTACGCCTCGATATTGGTCATCGCGGCGTCGATGGAGTCCTGGGCGTTGGACAACATGGTGTCCATGGTCGCAATCGCCACCGACCCCGCCACGTCGGCCTTGCTTCTGGCGTCGAAAGGCGGAAGTTCGGCTACGAGGTGGAGCTGGCAGTCCCGGTTCGGGATGGCGGCGTACACCGTGGTCACCCGACCCGTGTCGGGATTCTCCCACGAAAAACGATACGTGGAACTGGTCGCGCCCAGCTCGTTGGGCCAGACCGCGATAACGGCCTCGCCATTGGCGTCCGTGGTTGCCGTTTGCTCTTCCGGGGAGACGTACCCGGCAGACGGGTCTAAATCATCCCAGACCAGTTTGCAGGAAACCTCGGCGCCGGAAACGGGAGAACCGGCTTGGTCCGAAACCAGAACCGTAACATCAACAGTGCTTGCCGCCATGATCTCCTCCTACACCAAGGGGACAATCCCGATGGAGAGCTCCGTGGTGGTGGACGCCTTGTTCAGCTTGATGCGGACGTCGGCCACATCCGCTTCGTAAAGCGAGTCGAAATATTTCGCCATGCCGGGATTTTCCCATGGCTTGCCCGGCATCATCATCAGGTCGCGCAAGGCGCCGTACGCTATGGTGGATGCGTGCTCCTTGAAAAGGGCGGTCGGAAACGACGACGCGATCAGAGAAGGTTTGAGCGCAGCCCGGATGAATATCGCCTGGCTCTGATCCTCGGAGGGCGTCGGGTAGAAGGTGATCTCGCCGGGGTTCAGGAAAAAGTAGTACCTCGGGGTGCCGTTGTCGGCGTGTCTCCATCTGGCCGGAAGTCCGCCTTCCGTGATCGGGGCGAGGGGAACCTCGTCGAACTCGACTTCCAACGGCACGATCAACTCGGTGCCGGGAGGAGTCTCGACTTCATACGTGCGGCGCCCCTCCCGGGCGGAGAAGAGGTCCAGGTCGGCGCGGTACGCCCGCGTTGACTGGCAGAATTTGATGGCCGATCTACGAATCATGTCGATCATGACCGGCTGCGCTGCGCCTGTCAGGTGGACTTGAACCAAAGGGACGAACTCGCTCCATGCGGACATGTCTGTCGCTCCTAGTTGGGCTGGTACTCTTTCTCGGACGCCAGCTTGATGCCCAGTTCGTTGGCGAAGGACTCAAGATGAAACTTCGCGCGGCCTCCGCTGGACGGGTCGTCTATCTCCTTCAGGAACAGCAGATAGAGGGTGTAGTGCTTCGCGGCCTGGATATATGCATCTTCCAGAACGAAATTGTCCGCCGCGGTCATGATCTCGGGGTAGGCGCTGTAAAACATCTCTACCGTCACGGGCGTGGACGCGTGGGCGCCGGGGTACACGTAGAAATTCCGACCGTACCGCTTCTCGTACATGTAGTTCACGATTTCCGCGTCCCGTTCCAGATGCCAGTCGGGGATCAACGCGTCCAGAGAATCCATCTCCGCAATGGCGATGGGGCGGCCGGGCGTGGCGCCGTCGTCCCCCATGTTTCTGACGATCTTCATGATCTCGATGCCATCGGCGGGGATGGTCTGCAGGGTTTTGTTCGGGGTGAGAGTCGCGACCTGCCGCACCGGGTTCGCATCCGCTTTGGCGACGACGACCTCCCTGGTGGCGTCGTTGAGATACCCGAGCACCTGATCTTCGGTCCAGGTGTCGTGGGGGATGTCGTGCACTTCGAATTCAATCTCGGAGAGCAGGTCCGCGACGGTTTTCATGCTACAGTTCCTCTCTGGCGGCGACCACTTCGGCGGCCTCGGCCAGCATGTCCTTCTTGGTGGCCCACTTCAGCTCGACCTCGTACTTCTCGCGGAAGTAATCGCGGAGCTCTTCCTTGGTCATGCTGTTGAGGTCCGCCCCGTCTTCGGTTTTTTCCGGTGCGGGCGCTTCTTCCACCACAGCCTCGGCCCCGAGGGCCTTGCCGTCTTTGTCGCACTCGACGTAGCCGAGGGCCTTCAGGTCTTCGTGATACACGTAGACGAGGCCATCCGGTCTTTTGACGTATCTCGTTTTGCTCATGTCAGCCTCTTAGCGGGGGCCGAAGCCCCCGCCCGGGTTTTAGCCGTTGAAGATGAAGAACAGGCTGAACCTGATCTTCGCGGCGTCCGCGTCGTTGTTGAGCAGGACGTCGATGGTATCGGTGACCGCGAAATACTTGCCCAGGCCGTAAGCCGGGTTCAAGGTATTCGGGGCGCCGTCAACCAGAGCCGGGGCCATGGAGACGCCCGAGCCGACTGCGTTGCCGTTCGCGCCGTCGATGAAGCCGTCGACGTCGGTGCCGGTCAGGCCGATGTCAAAGGTCAAAGTGGCGCCTTCGGCGGTCAGGACTTCGTAGCCCACGCCCACGACGAAGGACTTGGCCGGGACGTCGAAGATCTGCAGAACGTCGCCGGAATCGGCGCTGTTCTCGGAGAAGTCGATCTCGAGATCCAGACGATGAACGCCGGAAAGGGCGTTGGAGGGCGGTTTGGTCGCGCCGCCCTTGGTGTAATCGACGGTAGCCATATTATGACTCCTTGTTGACGGGGGGCTGACGCCCCCCGGTTACGCTTCAGATCCCGGCGAATTAAGTGCCGGGGGTGATGTACATGTCAACCAGGGCCTCGGGACGAAGCACCTTCCAACCGTAGACCTGCAGACCGCGCACAAGCTGGCCGAAGTCGTCGGGGTTGGTGAGCATTTCGTTCTTGGCGATCTGGGAGACGAAGCACAGCGCGTCACGGTGCCCGGCGGGGCAGTGGAAGCACTGCGTGGTGTCGGTCACGCTCGGCAGCAGGTTCGACTTGTAGATCGTGAACCTGTCGATCATGCCGATGCGTCCGTTCCGCAGAGGGGAGACGGAGTCGCCGGTGATCGACGCGTCCTTCAAATCCGAAGTCTTGATGCGCGCGCAGGCCCAGGCCGGCAGCACCATCCAGCGTCCGGTTTCCGGCACGTTCTGTTCGTCCAGAACCTGCCCGACCGCCACGATGTAATCGATGACGTTGGACTTGGTCATGGAGAACGGGGTGCCCGTGACGCCCAGGTTGACGGAACTGGAGATGGCCCCCGCGGTGGCCCCGGCGTTGTCGGCATGGGCGCCCGTGTAGAGGGTGGACAGGACGTGGGTGTCGATGCGGATCTTCATCTGTTCGCCCGCGTCGTCGGACCACTTCTCCATGTAGGGCACGTCGGCCTGGTACTTCTCCACCTCGTTGATGAGGAAGGAGAAGCTCTTCGCCTGATCGACGATCAGTTCGATTTCGTCGCCTTCGGGGCGGTCATATTCCAGCTTTTGGCCGACGACGTAATCACGGATAGTGATGTCGGGCACGGTGCGGATAATGACTTTGTCGCCTTTGTTCTTGACCTCGCCGGCATAGTCCGTGTTGGAGATGGCCGGGACAACGCTGGCGGCGTAGTACTTGCCCAGCATTTTGCCGGACCATATCTCCGGAATGTAGCCGCCGGACATCGAGGGATGGCCGGTAGCGGTCGTGACTGCCATGTTGGAATCCTCCTGCCGCCGGGAGGAGCGTCATCAATCTTTGATGCGACCCTCCGCAGAGGCGGCCAGTATATCACGCTCGATGGCAATTCTCTTGGCGTCGTCGGGGTAGGCCCCGCGAGTGCAATCCTCGTAAAACTTCTTGATCCAGGCTCGGGTGTAGTTCCGCTTCTTGCTGTCGCGGCCCAGATCCCCCGGCGCGGTGTCCGGGGCCATACGGGATTCGAGTCTTGCCTTCTTTGCGTCCGGTTTCGGTTCCGTGATTGTCTCTTCGGCTTCGGGACCGGGTCCGGCTTCCTTCGCGACGATGCCCTTCTCCATTTCGAACTGCTTGAAGAGGGCCACGGCGCGCTTCGCGTCTCTCGCGTCAAAGGCGTTTTTGAGCAGGATTCCCCGCTTTTCGGCGCCTGTGAGGGGACACGGCTCATGAAGCCAGGCGTGCCAGTCGGGGTTGTCATCGACCTCGCGCCAGTTCGGCTTGAGTTCCGACACCCGGTTGAAAAAACGCTCTTCTTCGATCTGTTCCGCGGTCTTTTTCGTCTGAGCCTGCTCCGCTTCCAGCTTCTTGACGGTGCTGTCCAGCCGCTTGGCCGTGGCGGCCAGCTTCTGGATGTCGTCACCGTAATCGGCGAAGGCATCGGGGTTCAGGTCTTCGTCTTGAGCGGGCTTCGCGGCGGCGGTGGCCTCCGACGAAGGCGTATTCAAGTTGGCGATAAGTTCCCGCAGACCGACGATCTGTGATTCAAGCTGCCTGACCGTGGCTTTCAGCTCGGGGACTTCCTTGTTGTACTTGCCCTGAAGGACTTGGTACTTGTGTTGGAAATCTTCCGGCTTCGGTTCCGGCGCAGGGGCGATCTCCTCCTTCACTTCGACGTCGTCTTTCGGAGCCTTTTCGGGGTCTTCCGGTAAATCAACGCCGTCGTTCGGGTTGATGAGCGCCTGCTGCAGTTCATCCGCGCGCGCCATTCCTTCCTTGGCCTGTTGAGACATCCCGTATTCTTCAGTCATGGTTTCCTCCAGAGCCGCGTACACGGTGTTCTTTCGAGCCGTTTCCGCCGGTCTTCTGTGTTAAAAGGTTTCCCCCGAGCCTGACGGTTTTCGGGGATCGGGTTGGGCATCTCGCATGTTGTGCAAGGTGTCGGGGGCGTCTTTCAGGCTCTCGATGAGTTCCTGAAGCTGCCTCGCCTCCCCCCGCAGTACTGCCCGATGGGGTTCCCCCATCTCTATCAGCAAGGCCCGCACAGTCTCGTTGAACGATTCCGTGAGCCAGGCCATGATGATCTCGCCTTCCGGTCCGCGCACGAGGTTCTGCATCGCGCGCAAGACTTTCTTTTCTCTCCTCGCCAGCACTACACGACCCTCGCGTCGTGGCCGCCCTGCGGTCCGCCGTCAGGGGCGAGAGCCGGAGGCTGTCCGCCCTGCGGGGGCGCAACCCCGGCCTGCTGGGCGGCCTGCTGCTGGGCGGCGACCGCCATCTTCTGCCGGATGACGTCCGGTTTCGGAACGATTTCGTCGATGGGCAGGTCGAGGCCCTTGGCGTTCTCGCGAAGGAGAG